TAGGAGGCTTACATTATGGCATCATTGGCTGAAATAAGAGCGAAGTTAAAATCTCAAGAAGTGAATCGCTCCACTTCATCAACCGGCGGAGACAACGCCATTTATCCACACTGGAACATAAAAGAGGGCGACGAAGCAGTCGTTAGATTTTTGCCAGACAAGGATACAAACAACACATTTTTCTGGACAGAAAGAAACATGATCAAATTACCTTTTGCAGGTATTAAGGGTCAAACTGATTCTCGTCCGGTAACTGTACAAGTTCCTTGTATGGAAATGTATGGCAAAACTTGCCCAGTACTTACTGAAGTGAGACCATGGTTCAAAGACAAAAGCATGGAAGACATGGGTAGAAAATATTGGAAAAAGAAAAGTTATATTTTCCAAGGTTTTGTGACAACAAATCCATTAGCTGAGGACACAACACCTGAGAATCCAATAAGAAGATTTATAATTGGACCTCAAATTTTCAACATAATCAGAGCGGCTTTACTGGATCCAGAAATGGAAGAATTGCCAACTGACAGTGTAAAAGGTGTTGACTTTAGAATTACAAAGGCAACCAAAGGTGGTTATGCTGATTACTCAACATCAAAATGGTCAAGAAGAGAAAGAGCACTAGACGAAGCAGAAAGGGCCGCGATTGAAAAATACGGTTTGCATAATCTTGGTGACTTCAGACCAAAAGAACCAACCGAGGCAGAAGTAAAAATAATCAAAGAATTGTTTGAAAAATCTGTAGACGGTGAGGCATATGATCTTGAGAAGTATGGACAATACTTTAGACCTGCAGGAGTAAGTGCAAGTCAAGTATCAATACCAACAGCTGACAGACCAGCACCAGTTGAAAAAACTGCTGATCCGGTAAATGCTGAAGTGAAAGAAACTGCTCCAGCGTCGGAACCAGCACCTCAACCAGCGGCGGTATCGGGAGATAGCACCAAAAGAGCTGAGGATATTTTGAAACTGATAAGATCAAGACAAGCAAAATAATCTGACATTTTACCAAGGCCTTGCATATTGACAGGCGAGGCCTTGTGTATTATAATAAGGAACAATATGACAAAAGTATTTGACGCTACAAAATTTAGAAAGAGTATAACAAAATCAATACAAGGACTTGGCATTGGTTTTGCTGATCCAACAGATTGGATATCAACAGGCAATTATGCATTGAATTATTTGATATCTGGCGATTTTAATAAAGGCATTCCGCTAGGTAAAGTATCAGTACTTGCAGGCGAATCTGGTGCAGGCAAATCTTATATTGCATCAGGTAACATTATAAAGAATGCACAGGATCAAGGTATATTTGTTATACTAATTGATTCAGAAAACGCATTAGATGAAACTTGGTTACAAGCACTCAAAGTAGACACATCGGAAGAAAAACTTTTAAAATTAAGTTTATCCATGGTCGACGATGTGGCAAAAACTGTTTCGGAGTTTATGAAAGGTTACAAAGAACAACACGCTGACAACAAGGAAACAGCACCAAAAGTATTGTTTGTAATAGATAGTTTAGGTATGCTGTTGACACCAACCGATGTAGATCAATTTGAAAAAGGTGAGATGAAAGGTGACTTGGGTAGAAAGCCAAAGGCACTTACAGCACTAGTAAGAAATTGTGTAAACATGTTTGGCAGTTGGAACGTTGGCCTAGTAGCCACTAATCATACATATGCGTCTCAAGATATGTTTGATCCGGATGATAAAATATCAGGAGGACAAGGTTTCATATATGCAAGTTCCATAGTAATAGCTATGAAAAAACTTAAACTCAAAGAAGACGAAAAGGGTAATAAAATATCAGATGTACGGGGTATTAGAGCGGCATGTAAAGTAATGAAAACAAGATATGCTAAACCTTTTGAAAGTGTACAGGTAAAAATTCCTTATGACACAGGAATGGACCCATATAGCGGCCTTGTAGACTTGTTCGAGAAAAAAGGAATACTAGTGCAAACTGGTAATAGATTAAAATACATCGATTCCGCAGGAAAAGAACATATTGAGTTCAGAAAAGCCTGGGTTGGTGCCAAATTGGATATGCTTATGAATGATTTTGATAAATTATCACAAGCATCAGATGATGACCAACCTAAGGAAGAGTAAATGGTAGACATGACCCATGAAGATATTGAACGTCTGTGGAACTCGGTAGTACACTATTTTCCTGAAAGACAGAAACAAGATGCCGCGGTAGATTTTGTAAAATGCTTAGACGACATTGGAGTTGAGCATGATGAAATAAAAGCTATAGGAGAGTTTGATCCAAAACTCGAAGAAGCGGTTGTAACTGTATTTGAGGACTACGAGGACGACGAAGAAGATTACGACGATCGATATGACAATGACTAATTGGTACAACGAAGTAAGTAGAAATTTAGACAAAATTCCTAATGCTATCAATCACTACGAAGCAGAATTAGAACAAGCAAAAAGAGAAGTAAGAATTTACGGAAACTTGGAAAAAGCGTCTGCGGCACTGCCCGGTATTGTTGAACAAAGATTTAGTCAGTTACAGGAAATAGAAGCAATTTTGAATTATTTAAATATTGAATTGCGTAGAACTAGATCAAAATCTTTTAAAAAATTTTTAGAAAATTATAACAGGGCATTATCAAGTAGAGACGCAGAAAAATATGTGGACGGCGAGTCTGACGTTGTAGACATGGAAAAAATTATAAACGAATTTGCTTTGTTACGAAACCAATGGCTAGGCATCACTAAAGGACTTGATCAGAAACAATGGCAAATTACAAACATTGTAAAACTGAGAGTGGCAGGTATGGAAGATGCCAATATCAAATAACAGAATAATACTTACAGACGTAGATGGAGTTTTGCTAGAATGGGAGGCCCATTTTACGGATTGGATGTTAAAGAGAAGTTACTACAACGACAAAGAAGAAAGAATTTATCCTTACAAACTACTTCAAAATAAACAAAATACCTATGAAATGGCCGATAGGTTTGGGCTTTCAGTAACCGACATTAGGAAGGAAATACGAGAATTTAACAAAAGTGCTTGGATGGGCACCCAACAACCTATGCCTGATTCACAGACTTGGGTAAAACTTTTATCTGCTGAAGGATGGACATTTATACCAATTACTGCACAAACATCAGATATTCCAGCACAGCTATTGCGTAAAAAAAGACTTGGGGAATTATTCGGAGATCATATTTTTAAAAATTATCATATTCTAGAAACCGGAGCAGATAAAGATTCGGCATTGGCAGAGTTTCATGGAACTGGATTATACTGGGTGGAAGACAAACCAAAAAATGCGTTAGCTGGACTAGAATACGGACTTACACCCATTTTAATCGACCATCCATACAATCGTGACTGCAATCATCCTGATATAATTCGTGTAAATAATTGGAAGGAAATACACAAAATTATTAAAGATGACCAAAGCAAAAGATAGTCCATTCTGTATAAGACCTTTTACATCTATAATATTAAATGCAAATGGTGAGGTAAAGCCTTGCTGTTACATTGATAAAAAGCAAAGTGATTACAAGGGTGTAAAAGATTTCAATATTAAAACAAGCAGTGTAGATGAATATTGGAATAGTGATTATAGACAATACTTACAAAATCAATTCTTAAATGACTTCAAACCAAAAGAGTGTCAAACCTGCTGGAAACATGAAGCAGAAAATACAATTAGTGGAAGACAACTTGCCAATAGAGCTCATAAGTTTTTAGCAAAAACAAACTATGAAAAATATTTAAAATTATTAGGAAAATTAAAATTAGATCAACCACAAGAATACGAAATAACAATAACAAATTTATGCAATCTAAAATGTATGATGTGTAATGGCGCTCATAGTTCTAAACTACTAATTGAGAATCATGCGATAGGTGAAGAACTAAATGTTAAGCAATCTGATTATGATTGGTCTGATAAAACCAAAAAAAATTTAGTTGAAAGTATTGCTCCTAAAACTGTAAAACGTATGTCACTATTAGGCGGAGAATCACTTCTTGTCCCTGATATTATACAAATATTAGATAATTTTTCACAAACTGAGTATGCAAAAGATTTAGAATTAACTGTTGTTACGAACGGCACAGTTTTCAATGAACGTATTAGAAACATACTGTCCAAATTTAAAAAACTTACAGTAATGTTTTCTATGGAATCAACAGATACACAAAACAACTATATGAGATTTCCAAGTAATTGGCAAACAATTAACGATAATATAGAAGGATTTAAATCTCTACAAAATGCTTATCTTTATATAAACTGCGTTGTTCAAAATTTAAATATTTTGTATATTGATCAACTTGTAAATTTTGCATCAAATAACGGAATCCATTTGAACTTGACACGTTTAGTTGATCCAGATTATTTGCAAATTAATAATTTACCAATTAGTGTTTTAGAATTAGCTTACCAAAGGCTGAATGCAATACCGAAAGAACGCTTAATTCATACAACAAATGTAGAAAATGTGACTGAAGCCGTGTATAATATGATTAAAAATAATAATGAACCAAAAAAAGAAACGTTTGAAAAATTTAAAAAAATGATTATTTTACGAGACAAGTATAGAAAAATAAGTATTCAAAATTACATGCCTGAACTAGCAAAGGAAATATTTTAATGAAAATTTATGTAGGTTGGGACTCGCGTGAAGATATAGCTTATCAAGTTTGTGAACATTCGATAAAACGTAGAGATTCGAATGCAGAAGTAGTGCCTTTAAAACAAAATGACATGAGGGCACAAGGAATCTATACAAGAGAGGCTGACAAACTTGCTTCTACAGAATTTACATTTACAAGATTTTTTATTCCATATCTAAATGACTTTAAAGGATGGGCAGTTTTTTGTGACTGTGACTTTTTATGGAAAGTTCCTGCTAAAGAGCTTGAACAATTTTGCGATCCAACAAAAGCAGTAGTCTGTGTTCAACACGACTATAAACCAAAAGAAACAACCAAAATGGACGGTCAGGTACAAACTGTATATCCAAGAAAAAATTGGAGCTCAATGGTTTTGTGGAACTGCGAACATCCTAAAAACAAAATGCTTACACCAGACTTCTTGAATCAACAAACTCCAAAATTTTTGCATAGATTTACTTGGCTCGAAGATTCGGAGATAGGATCTTTGCCTCATAATTATAATTGGTTGGTTGGTTGGTATAAAGAACCACAGGACGGTAAACCTAAAATCCTACATTATACCGAAGGCGGTCCATGGTTTGATGGATATAGAGAATGTGAATACGGCGATGACTGGAAAAAAGAGGTTATCAATCTATTCAGTGCCTAATTTTCTAGATAGACTTCAAACAAAACATCTTATACACACTGGTATAATTTACGTTCATAACATAATTGATATAAATCATTATTACATATTACATCAAAATCAAAATTACTTCAATGGAAAATATTGGAAAGAATTTAAAGAATCATACAAATTGAAATTTAGGTTAGTAGACCTAGAACAAATAAAACAAGGTGGTACACACTGTTTATGGTTTTTCAAAGAGCGTCCAGATTATACAGAATATAGAAAATACTGCAAACAAAATAATTTAGATCCATACAGAAATTTTAAAGATATTAAGATAGGAAAACATAAAATAGAATATCAACCTAACACGTTGTTAATTACTAATAGAGTGTTGGACGTTCAAGACAACAATTTTGTGCTACGTAGGCCTTGTGTGCAAATTGATTATGACAGTTTCAACATTAATAATAAAAAAGTAATTAAAAAACTATTTGCAAGAAAGTTAGATTAATGAACTGGAATAAATTAAAAAAAATACATTATTTTACCGATCCTGTAGAACACATTCACACGACATCAATTTTTGAAATAGCTGAATATGACAAATTATATGAGAATCAAAACAATCTTAATCATAAATTATGGCAGGAGTTTGACGAAAAATACCACACTGGTTTTACATTCCTGGAGGATATCACTAATATAGATTTAAACAGAG